TGGTATCACAAATAATAGTGGGACAACCCAAACAATTAATTACGGATATATAAAACTATCATAAGTTATGCCAATAATATTTCAAAATGGATATACAATTACACCAAATCCATATATGTTGGTTACGGATGGATTATTACTTCAATTGGATGCAAATAATTCAACAAGTTATCCTGGTAGTGGAACAACTGTTTATGATTTAACTAATTCGTATAACCATACATTGATTGGTGCTACATTTACTACATTAAGTGGAATAAAATGTTTTGATTGCACAACTGGAAATAATAGAGTTGATGTAAACGGAACAGGTCCAACTTTACCAACAACGGGATATACCTATATTACTTGGGCAAGATTGATAAATAATAATTCAGGATTTAGAACATTACTTTACACAAAAGGTACTCGTAAAATAACACCAATTACTATTCCTAATGGAACAAGTACATTAGGATATTGGGCAACAGCATTCGTAAGTTCAGGATATGATGTCTCATCTTCGGTGGGTATTTGGACTCAATATACAGTAGTTGGGGATAATTCATCTCAAACATTCTACATAAATGATTCACAAGTGGGAAGTACAATCAATGAGGGTTCGGGTGGAAACACACATTGGGGAGTGGGTAATAATGATATTGTTGCTCAACCTTTTGGACATGTTGCAAATCTTTATTTGTATAATAGAAAATTATCAATTGAGGAAATAACACAAAATTATAATGCAATAAAACCGACTTACGGATTATAAGAATAAAAGATATTTATAGGATATGGCAAACTTAATAAGATTAAAACAAATAGAAGGTAGTACAGAATTAGCAGCAGCGGTAACCGCTGGTAATGCCATTAGTCAATCTGGTGGTAGTTTTGCCGAAGCAGTAAATAACGCAGTATCTCAATCATTGGAATCATCGTTATCACAATCTATTATAAATATTATAACAAATAATGTAGGAGCAACTTTACCAGCTGGGGTTGTATCGGGTTCATCTCAAATATACATTAGTGGAACAATTGGATATAGTGATATAGCAACGGATATAGAAGTAGCAGTAATAAGTTCTTCTTTATCAGCATCGCAAGTTTTAATATCATCATCAATAAGTTCATCAATAGCAACTACATTGAGTGGAAGTTTATATTCTATAACAATATTAAGTTCATCAGTAAATACCAGATTAACTAATTTAGAATCATTCAGTTCTTCATTGGATAATGGATTTGCAACTGATGCGGAGTTAACATTATCACAATCAAATATTAACATCGATATGGGTGAATGGTAAAAAAATAAATATAATATACCAAACGTACTATTCGTAAAAAAAAACATATTTATTAAAGTATAATCGTAACTAAAACCAAAAAAGATTAACCAACGCAATATGGCACAAATAATTAAACACAGACGCGGTAGTTTAGAAGCCCTATCCGCCGTAACCTCATCACTTCAAAAAGGTGAATTGGTAATTGCTTCTGGCTCATCGAACTTATCGGTAACTAATGGAGCATCTATTGTATTCGCAGTTCCAGAAAATGGACAGGTGCAAGCGGTAAATAGATTTCTAGTAGGTAACGCGGCTCCAAATACATTTGCTGCCGGAACTTACAACGGATTAGTAAAAGGTGTTCCTTACTATGCAAGTGGTAGTTCTACTTTATATTTGTTGGGTGAAGGAGCCAATGATATTCCTGATTTAACAGGTAACATTAGTAACTTTAGTGCATCAGTTTCTTCATCAATAAGTGCATTATCTGCATCAATTGGAGGTGGTTCAATTGGTACATCTGTAGCCGCATTAAATACTTTTAGTGGTTCACAATTAACACAAAACGCTACATTAGCAACTTATACTGGTTCGGTTGATACACGATTTACTGAAATTGGAGTTGTTAGTGGTAGCTTAATAGCATCGGCATCAACTGCTAAAACAACAAATGATTCACAAGGAGTTTCGATAACAAACTTAAACTCATTTAGTTCTTCTGCATTAGTTAGATTAACAAATATTGAATCACACACTTCTTCAGCTGATATAAGATTTACTGAAATTGGAGTTGTAAGTGGAAGTTTAATAGCATCAGCATCGACAGCAAAAACTACAAACGATTCGCAGGGTGTTTCAATAACAAACATAAACTCATTTAGTTCTTCAGTATTAACTCAATTAACTGAAATCGGCGTAGTTAGTGGTTCATTAATTGCATCAGCATCAACTGCTAAAACTACAAACGATTCACAAGGTGTAAGTATTACAAATTTAAATACAACTTCTGCGAGTGTAAATACTTCGATTGCAGAATTAAATACATATTCATCTTCATTAAAGTCTGCAATTACAGTTGATGGACAAAATGTAACAATAGCCGGTAATTTTACCGTTTCTGGTACTCAAACTACTGTAAATTCTACAACCGTACAAATTGGTGATAACATCATCGAATTAAATGGTACTGGAGCAGCAAATGGTGGTTTATTAGTTAAAGACCCAACTGCACCTAATACGGCAAGTGGTTCTTTACTTTGGGATTCTACAAATGATTACTGGAAAGCAGGAGCAGTAGGAGCTGAATCTAAATTATTAAGAGCAGAAGGTGATAATGTTGTTACATCATCTGCACAAATTACTATTTCCAATACAACTGGATTTGGTGATTTTAGTGGTTCTATTTCATCTTCAATTTCAGCTTTAAGTGCATCGGTGGGAAGCGGAGCTGGAATTTCAATAACAAACTTAAACTCTTTTAGTTCTTCTGCATTAGTTAGATTATCGAACATCGAATCATTCAGTTCTTCAGCTGAAACTAGATTTACTGAAATTGGAGTTGTAAGTGGTTCATTAATATTATCTGCTTCAGCAGCTAAAACTACAAATGACTCGCAAGGAGTTTCTATCACAAACTTAAACTCTTTTAGTGGTTCACAATTAACTCAAAATGGTACATTAGCAACTTACACTGCTTCAGTTGATACAAGATTAACTGAAATTGGTGTAGTTAGTGGAAGTTTAATTGCATCAGCATCAACTGCTAAAACTACAAATGACTCACAAGGAGTTTCAATCACAAATTTAAATTCATTTAGTGGTTCACAATTAACTCAAAATGGTACATTAGGAAACTATACTGGAAGTGTTGATACGAGGTTAACTGAAATTGGTGTAGTTAGTGGTTCGTTGATATTATCTGCATCAGCAGCTAAAACAACAAATGACTCACAAGGTGTATCTATAACAAACTTAAACTCATTTAGTGCTAGTGTAAACACTTCTGTTACGGCGTTAAATAGTTCATCGGCATCACAACAAACATCTATTGATGCATTGAATAGTTATACCTCTTCTAATACTTCTACAAATGCTTTAAACGCATTTACTGCATCTGCAGAGCAAAGATTTACTGAAATTGGTGTAGTTAGTGGTTCATTAATATTATCAGCATCAAATGCTGCAAGTAGATTAACTACATTAGAAGGTGCAGGTACAATACAAGGCGTAGGTACTTCTAATAACGTAACATTTGCAAAAGTAACAACGACTGGTGATGTAGTAGTAGGTGGTGATTTGGTGGTACAAGGTAACACCGTAACATTAAATACCGCAACATTAATAGTTGAAGATAAATTAATAACATTAGCAAGTGGTTCAACTTCATCGGCAACCGCAGATGGTTCAGGATTCGAAGTAGCAGGAGCAGGTGCAAATTTCATATATCAACATTCAACAACCGCATTTACTTCATCAGTAGCATTAATCGCACCTGCGGTTACCTCATCCTTTAATTTAGGTTCGGCAGCAGGAAGTTCTAAAAGAGTAGCATTCCGAAACACAAATGGTAATTTGGATTTAGTTCCGACCGCAAGTGTAGCTGGAGATTTACTACAATGGGATGGTACTGATTTTGTAATGAGTAACGTAGTTGATGGTGGTTCATTCTAAATAATAATCCCCCTCCTAATGAGGGGGGTTTTTTAAAATTATTAATGGACAAAAAACATCAAATATAATGGCTCAAAAAATATTACAAAAACGGTCGCTGACATCAGGAAAAGTTCCTGATACTGGCTCTCTATTAGTAGGTGAGTTAGGTATAAACGTATATGATGGTAAGGTTTATTTACATAAATCTGGTTCTTCACAATCAATTGAAACATTAGTTACTACCAATTCGATTACCACTGGTTCAATAACATTGACAGGAACGGGTTCATTTGGAGAAGCTAGTATCACATTTGATGCAAATGTTGGACAAGATTTATATGTAACTAGAGATATCGTTGGAAATGGTGATATTGATATAGCAGGAGCAGTATCTGCATCTATTGTATCGGCATCCGTATTCATAGGTAATGGTGGTGCATTAACTGGAATCACCGCATCAATGAGACCTGATGATTTTGATTTCAATTCAGAACCATTCGCAGGTACAATCGGATATATACAAGGTAGTGGTTCTCTTTACAAAGTAGCAACTACTCCATCGGCAGTTGAATTCAGATACAACGAACAGGTAAGAGGAACTTTTACAACTACAAATGGGTTTAGTGGTTCACTTTACGGAATTGGAGATGTATTAGCATTTAGTGGTTCAGTAGCTAATAGATTAGCAGCTTTAGAATCTGGTTCAGATGCGGGAGAATTTTAAACAATTATAAAAATATTATATATTTATAAAGGTACTATACATATAGTACCTTTTTTTTGTTACACAACTTAAAAATTTATAGACCATATATATGGCACAAAGTATTATACTAAAGCGTTCATCGCTACCTGGAAAAGTACCCGATACGGGCTCATTAAATGTTGGTGAAATAGCAATAAATACTTACGATGGTAAGTTGTTTATTAAGCGTTCGGGAAATTTAGATTCTGTTGAAGGAATTGTAGTAACGAATTCAACTACAACAGGTTCAATAACTCTAACAAAAACTGGTTCCTTTGGAGAATTAGTAGTAACACAAGATGCCAATATTACTAGAGATTTATATGTAACAAATGATATTATAGGAGCAGGTGATATCGACATAAGTGGTGATATCACTGGTAGTTCCGCATTATTAAGTGGAAGTTTAATATTAAGTGGTTCCCAAACCATAACAAACAATTTAACCGTATTAGGTGAAGTAAATGCACGACAATTTAATATTAGTGTAATTTCATCATCTATAATTTTTCAAAGTGGTTCAACTAAATTTGGAGATACATCCGATGATATACATTCATTTACAGGTTCAGTTTCCGTAAGTGGTTCCTTATTAGTAAATGGAACAGAAGTAGGAGTAGCGCCTGGCCCAAATACATTTGATTTTAATTTAGACCCAGAAGCAGCAGGAACTGTAAACTTTATAGAGGATAGTACAGGAAATACACAAGCAATTGCTAGAACTGGTTCTTTTGATGTTTTAGTAAACGGAAATACTCATTTATCAGTTAGTTCATCTGCTATAAATGTAACAACAGGTAGTATAACTGCAAACTATATGCACTTGGCAAAATATATTTCAGAATCAGGTGATTTAGATTTTAATATTTAAGATATTTATACAAAACAGAAATAACAATAAATGGCAGCTATATTTCAAATAAGAAGAGGTGATACAAACATATCCATAACGGATGGTGAGTTATATTTACATAAGGGGAGTGGTTCTATTCAATTTGGTAGTGGTTCAAATAACCCAATTACATTATTACCATTAAACGTACCATCGTATGGTGATATTAATTTAGTTGGTAATATATCCGCTTCTGGTGATGTAAGAGTTGGTGGAAATATCTATTTAGGTAATGCTTCCGCTGATAATATTTCTGCTTTAGGTCAATTTAATACTAATTTAGTTCCAAATGGAGCAATTGATGTTGGTACAATTTCCGCACCTTGGAGAAATGTATATGGAACATCTATAAGTGGTGCAATAGCTGCAACAAATGGTGTTATATCAGGCTCATCCCAAATAGCAGCATCTTTACCACAAGGAGTAGTAAGTGGTTCATCGCAAATAATTGGAATATTAGGACCATTGAATTCATTAACTGGTTCTTATGCAACAACTGGAAGTAATAATTTTAGAGGCAATCAAATTGTAACTGGTTCTTTAAATATCGTTGATGGTGAATTTAGTATTTTAACTGGAAGTGGGCAATTAACAAGTTCTTTAACTTTTACTCATAACATAACTGCTCCAAATGATGGAAATGCTATTTTAGAATTAAGACATAATAATGATTTATATAATGATGATATTGCAATAAAATTAAAAGCAGATTTTGCAGGTGCTTATATTGATTATGAAGAAGATACAGTACCTTATCCAATATTAAGTGTTCAAAGTTTTGCAAATAAAAACGTATATATCCATCAAGACACTCGATTATTACTTTCAAGTTTAAGGATAGATGAAAATCTTACGGTAACTGGTTCAGTGATTGGATTATCTGGATTCACAGGTTCATTTTCAGGTTCACTTCCAATACAAGATGGTAGATTGGATAATTTGGAAATAACTTCTGCTAGTGTTAAAACATCAATAGCAGAATTAAACTCATATACATCATCTTTAAAAACCGCAATTACTGCAAGTGGTGCTGATATAACAATTAATGGTAATTTAACTGTAAAAGGAACGACTACTCAAATCGATTCAACAACTCTTAATATTGGAGATAATATTATTGAATTAAATTATGGTGGTTCACAAACACTTTCCGGTATTTACACAAAAGATGCAACAGGCACATTATCATCTGGTTCATTATTATGGAATTCAACAACTGATAAATGGATAGCAGGTGTAAGTGGTTCTGAATCAACAATTCTTTTAGCAGGTGGAGATAGTGTTATATCATCATCTTTACAACTAACAGATTTAAACGTATTTTCACAATCTACTAATACTAGATTAGGATTATTAGAAACATCCACTGGAAGTTTAAATACATTTACATCTTCTGCAAATACTAGATTAGAATTATTAGAAACTTCGACTGGAAGTTTAAATACTTTTAGTTCTTCAACTTTAGGTAGGTTAGATTTAATTGAAACTTCGACTGGAAGTTTGAATACATTTACATCTTCTGCAAATACTAGATTAAATTTAATTGAAACTTCGACTGGAAGTTTGAATACATTTACATCCTCCGCAAATGGCAGATTAGATTTAATTGAAACTTCGACTGGAAGTTTGAATACATTTACATCTTCTGCAAATGGTAGATTACTATCATTAGAAACGGAAACAGGTAGTTTAGAAGGAAGATTTACTACATTAGCACAGGTAACTGGTTCGATTCACCAATTTACAGCATCTTTAAATTCATACACAACTTCAACAGAAGTTAGATTAGATGATTTGGAATATACTGCATCTATTTCGATAGGAGCAGGTTTAGCAGCAGAATTTACTAAATTAAATCAATTTACTGCATCTGCTCAAATTTCAATTGATAATTTGGAATCATTTACATCATCATTTAGTGAATCCGTATCTGCTTCCATAGCGGGTTTAGCATCGGCATCTGGATATATTAATTATGTAACAAATAGTATAGAACAATTAACTGGAATTGAAGTGGCAGATTTTGATAGTAATGTAGCGGTAACATTTATAAATGGAACTTTAAAATTTATATTCGGAACTCCGGCAATACCAACATCAATAGCAACATCTTTAAGTGGATTTTTAGTTGATAGATTTAATAATGTAAATGATGCATATATTGTAAATGGTACTTGGAGTAATCAAGGATATACATTAGTAAGTGCATCTTTATACGAAGGTTCTACCTTATTAACTGAAGTTGGTAGTGGAACATCATTATCATATAACGCAACAACATCTGGTTCACACACATATAGATTGGAATATACTGCAAGTTCTCCATTAGATGGTACTTTATATAAAACTTCTACTACGGCTACTGGAACAATTTCAAAATCAAATCCAGCATCTCCTACTATATCACCAACGGTAACGGTTCAATTAGGAGCTTCATCAAATCAAATCGAACAAGGTGCAACTGGTAGTATCACATTTACATCATCATCTGCAAATCCTTCATTGGGTTGGAATTTGGTAAATACTACAACAAATGTTAGTACACCATACTTTGTGACAGGTTCTGCAACGGGGTCTACTTCAATTAGTATAACGGCAACTGCAAACTATGAATCTCCAATTGGTGATAATATACCAGATTTAACAACCACATCTACGGCAACTACTACATATACAAAAATTAGAAGTTTAAGATATGGTGCAAGTACCGCAGAATCATTTACTGCAGGAGAATTGGAAAACATTGGAGCATGGGATACTACATTGGGTGGTACTATTGGTACTATTGTAAAAGGAACAACAACTGCAAGTGGACAATCGGTAACAATTAGTTGGACTGGAGATAAATACCATTATATAGTATTTAATAGTTCACTATCGAATTTGTCAAACATTACTACAAGCGGATTTGGTGTATTAGGACAATTTAGTGTAACAACAGTTGGACAATATAAAGTTTATAAAATAAATACTTTGCAAGCAGGTGGTGCTGGAAGTAGTATAACATATACATTAACATAAAATAAAAAATAAGAAATGGCAATTATATTACCTGGTGGATTTAACATAACTAACAACGAACCCGTTGATGCTAGAATAACATTAGCGGACCAGACTGCCCGTTACGCTTTATCATCTGCTAATGTATATGAGGGGTTAATAGTTTTTCAGCAAGATAGTAATACAGTTTGGGTATTAACCGATACTGTAAATGTAGGAAATGAAAATGGTTGGACTCAACTACAAATAGGAAGTGTTAGTTCAAACCTTCCATCTGGTGTAGTTTCTGGTTCATCTCAATTAAGTGGAACTACTATTACAGATTTAACTATTATAAATTTAACAACTGTTAATCAAACCGCAAGTGTTTTATTTAGTAGTGGTTCTAATAAATTTGGTGATTTTAGTAATGATAACCATGAATTTACAGGTTCAGTTCAAATAAGTGGTTCAATTAATACAATAGGTGCATCAACTGCAACATCATTCAATGGTACAATAAACGCAACTAACGGAGTAATCTCTGGTTCATCTCAAATATTAGGTGGAAGTGGGTTAGTAAGTGGGTCATCACAAGTAACTTTACAATCAACTACCGGATTTACTGCTTACGACACCGCATTAGCAACTATTACTGGTTCATTAATTAGTTCAGCATCAGCAGCTAAAACTACAAATGACTCACAAGGAGTATCTATAACTAATTTAAACTCCGCAACTGCAAGTTTATTGATTGAAACGGCTAATTTGGAATCATTTACATCTTCAATTAATACAACTATTAAATCAAAGTTGGATGCTGATGGTGTAATTTCTGGTTCATCTCAAATAACCGCAGGTTCTACTACAAACTTTGCAACCGATGTAAAAACTCAATTAAATTCAAATACGGTAGTATCTGGTTCTTCTCAAATTTCATTAAGTGGATTTAGTACAACTAACTTATCTGAAGGTACTAATTTATATTATACCGATGCTAGAGTTAAAACTAAATTAAATGCAGATGGTGTAGTATCTGGTTCGGCACAAATTAATGTTGCATCTACAACGGGTGATATTGCATTAGGGACTAGAACATCTGGTAATTATGTTCAAACTATTGCAGGTAATACTACCAATGGTTTAACTGCTGCGGGTTCTGGATTGGAAAGTGCAGATGTAACATTGACATTGGCACAAAGTATAAAAACAGATGCGAATCCACAATTCAATTCATTGGGGATTGGAACCACCGCATCAACAACGGCTGGTGAAATTAGAGCAACGGGTGATATTACTGCATTTTACTCATCCGATATTAGATTAAAAGAAAATATCCAACCAATCCAAAACGCATTGGAAAAAGTTGAATCAATTAGTGGTAACACATACAATTGGAAAGAAGGATATGAAGAAATACATTCTCATAAAGGAAATGATGTTGGAGTAATAGCACAAGAAATTGAAGAAATCCTTCCACAAATTGTAACAAATAGAGATAACGGATATAAAGCAGTTCAATATGAAAAAATAATTCCACTATTAATCGAAGCGATAAAAGAATTATCAGCAAGAGTTAATAGTTTGGAAAATAAATAAATATTTATACACATAACATAATTAATCGTACTAAAAAAAAGGTAAACTAGATGGCACTTAAATTTAGACGTGGGACAACCGCACAACAATCAGGTTCGTTAGCATTCGGAGAACCGTATGTAAACACAACATTAGGAACTTTATTAATTGGTGGTCCAAACGGAGACATTATATTAGGTTCATCTGGTACAGGTAGTACTGGAAATTTCGGAGCAATTTCAGGTTCAGGGTTAGATATTACCGGAAACGCAAATATTGCAGGTAATTTAACATTAGGTGGAGCTATCACAATTGGTGATGCATCATCTGATACTGTAAATGTTGTAGCATCTTTGAGTTCATCTCTTATTCCACAAACTACAAACGCATTTGATTTAGGTTCTGCTACTAAATTTTGGAGAGATTTATATATCTCAACAGGTTCAATCAAAATGGTTAATCCTGCAAATAATCAAGTAGTAACAACAATTAATGCAGTAGCAGGTGGTGGTATTCAAATTGGTAATGTACAAATTACAACTGCATCAATTGCATTTGTGGATAATACTGGTGTAGTAACTCAAACAGTTGCACAATCATCATCTGTTGGTTCAACTAGTAATTATGCAGAAACATCTTCATTTAATGCATTTACATCATCTCAATTAACTCAAAATACTGCATTAGCAACTATTTCTGGTTCATTGATTTTAACTGCATCTGCAAATACAGTTTCAGTAGCAAACTTAAACACAACAACTGCAAGTTTATTAATTGAAACTGCTAATTTAGAATCATTTACATCTTCGATTAATACAACGATTAAAACTCAATTGGATTCAAATACAGTTGTTTCCGGTTCATCACAAATTGCATACGCGAGTATTAGTTCTATACCAGCAGGAATAGTAAGTGGAGCAGCACAAGTTACTCCATTATTACCAACGGGAACTATTAGTGGTTCTTCACAATTAAGTGGAACTAGTATTACAGATTTAACTATTATAAATTTAACAACTGTTAATCAAACGGCAAGTGTTGTATTTAGTAGCGGTTCTAACCGATTTGGTGATGCGGGGAATGATACACATTCATTTACAGGTTCAGTTCAAATAAGTGGTTCACTTACAACAATAGGAGCATCAACTGCAACATCGTTTAATGGAGCAATAAATGCAACAAATGGTGTAGTAAGTGGTTCTTCGCAAGTAATTGGTATATTGAGTTCTTTAAATACATATACTGGTTCAAATGATACAACTAATACTACACAAACAAGTAGATTAGACCAATTATCAACTGCAAGTGGAAGTGCAATTACAAGATTAACTGCATTAGAAGTTGAAACATCTAATTTAGAAACATTTACATCTTCTATTAATACTACAATTAAGACAAGATTAAATGCAGAAACGGTTATAAGTGGTTCTTCACAGGTAGTAGGTTCTTCAATCACTACTAATACAGTGACAGTTGGTTCAACTGCAATTGCATTAGGTGGAACTGCAACAACAATAGCAGGTTTAACTTCGGTTAGTTCAACTGGATTTACGGGAGCATTAACAGGTAACGCATCAACCGCAACTACATTAGCAACTGCAAGAACAATAAACGGAACTTCATTTAATGGTTCTGCTGATATTACTATTCCAAATTTAGTATCTGGTTCATCACAAATTACCGCAGGTTCAACTACTGGATTTGCAACGGGTGTAAAAACTCAATTAGATGCAAATACGGTTGTTTCAGGTTCTGGACAAATTAACGTAGCATCTACAACGGGTGATATTGCATTAGGGACTAGAACATCTGGTAACTATGTAGCATCATTAGTAGCAGGAACTAACATTACTCTTTCTAATAATAGTGGTGAAGGTGCAACTCCAACAATTGGATTAACAAATAATACAATTTCAGGTATCGCTTTAGGTTCTAATTTAGCAACCTTAACAATTGGTACGGGATTAAGTGGAACATCGTATAATGGTTCTACTGGAGTAACAATTGCAAACACAGGTGTAACTTCAAATGTTGCAGGTACAGGTGTAACGGTAAGTGGAGCAACTGGAGCAGTAACTATCTCAATCGGACAAGCAGTTGCAACATCTGATAACGTAAGATTTAACTCTTTAGGTATAGGAATGGCTGCAACTGGAACTGCAGGTAGAATTGATGCAGCAAATGATATCGTTGCATTTTCATCTTCTGATATTCGTTTCAAAGAAAACATCAAACCAATTGAAAACGCAATCGACAAAATCAGAAAGATTAGTGGTAACACATACGATTGGAAAGAAGAAAACAAAGTTGAGCACGGATATGAAGGAAACGATGTGGGTGTAATCGCACAAGAAATTGAAGCAGTATTACCTCAATTAGTTCAGACAAGAGAGAGTGGATTTAAGGCAGTTAAATACGATAAGTTAGTAGCATTACTAATCGAAGGTATTAAAGAACAACAATTACAAATAGAGCAATTAAGAATAGATTTAAATAATTGTACAAATAATAAAGGTTTATAATTAATGTATGATGTTTACTACACCACCGCTGGAGGTCCTTGGTTCAATAGCGGTGCTGATATGTGGGTAACCGAATGGATAAAAGAAGTGGCTCCTCATTTAGAAGTGAAGCCACTTCTTCTTTTCCATAGACATAGACCTAACAACTATGAAGAATTTCCAATTGATATTGACCACATTTGGGAAACATCTGAAGATGAAATTATAAAACATTTAGAAGGTGCAAGACGGATACATATTCTTCATGGTCATTATACCCCAACTAGAGCTATTCATCAAAATTTGGAAAAGATTGATTCAATTATTTTCCATAATTTAACAAAAGTGTCTTTATTGGCACAAATGGAAAAAGATGAATATTTACATTGGTATGGTAATTGGGAATATGAAAGCGAATTAATTAATAAAATTAAAAATAAAGTTTGGGTAGGGTTATATCATTTTCCATATAAAACAGAAAATTTATATCACATCCCAAATGTTTATAAATTTAAACAAAATAAAGAGCTTTCAGAATCTATTGAGATAGGATACGCCGCTAGAGTAGAAGGTAGAAAGAATGTTGAATATATGAATGGGTTAGGTGGATTTATTTCTACAAATTCAGAAACATTCAACAAATACTATAAAAAGAAATATGGATTCAAATTCGAAAAATCCAAAGTTTACAAATTTGATTATAAATTTAAAGAAAGGTTCTATGAACTTGATTGGGGAATCTCTCATTCTTGTTTTGAGCACGAACCCTTCGGATATGGTATATTTGAGGCAGTGGATTGGGGTAAACTTCCCATATTACATGAAGATTGGCATGTTCCACTTGATTACAAATACAAAGCGAATAATGCGGAAACATTTAAAAAAACCTACCAAATAATTTGTGAGGATAGTTACGAAACCCGTAAAACAGAATTCCAAAAACTTAAAAGTTGGATGATAAAACACTTTTCAAACAAAGAAGTATGGAAAGAAAAACTTTTAGATATTTATAACGGAGAATAATACATACGAATATGCCAAGAACTAATTTATCATTAGGAAATTTATATAGAGCAGTTAGCGGGTCAGCCCGAACATCTCAAGCAGTTTCCATTGGTGGGCTATCTGGAGGAACATCTAATAGTTCATTTACCGCATTTGCAATAGATTCTGTAACCCCAAATTTACCAACTTTCACTTACATTGTAGAAAGTACAGAAGAAGCGGCAACATTTTCATTTGGAACTGCGGGTACACTGCATGGTACTAAAGTTGGTAACGTAGCAGCAAACTATTCAGTAACATTTAATAATGGAAACTTTACAGTAGGTTCACCCACTTTAGGTGCATCTCCATCATTTCCAATAACTCCTGCATCAATCGCTCAATCAACATATTCAGAAGCATCTTCTGTATTATCTATGAAGTATGAAGATGGTTATAATTTAGCAGCAACTGGCTATAATTCAACATCTACAAAAACATTATACGCGGTAGATGTGTACAACACAATTAACCAACCTGATTTCTGTTTATTATTTGGAACAAAAATAACTAAAGCGGATGGAACTATTGTAAATGTAGAAGACCTTTCGGTGGGTGATACTATTAAAGCATGGGTACCAGATGGTTTACCTGATGAAGACCAGGATTCAGAATCAGACCAAGTTGATTGGAGATTCTATATGTTAGAAAATCAATCTGGCTCATATCAAGAAGTAAATGTAGCAGATATTGTCTTTAACTTTGCAAGTGGATATTATGATTTAAACAATGGTTTAATCAAATCAACTGGAACTCACCCTCTTTGGGTTTGGGATAGTGAAATTGAAAAATATCGTTTCAAAAATGTTGAAGATGTATTACCAGGTGATTTAGTAGTAACATACGATTCAGTGACAGGTTTAAATGAAATAGAAATTACTGATATTGAGGTAATAATTGAAGATGTTGAAATTGTAACACTTAATGTGGAAAATGCTGACGTTTATTTAGCAAACGGTATTGTATCTCATAACAAAGGAACTACTACACAACCACCAATTCCAGCTGCTGGATTAAGATTATATTTAGACCCATCCAAAGCATCATCTACAAACGGAACTGTTACAACGGATTGGTTAGATTTAAGTGGATATAATACGGGTGTTAGACCTGCGGGTGTTGCAAACGCAGCTGGTATTACTGGTGATAACCCATCATATAATAACGGAGCAACAAGAAAAGATAAATATTTCGCAGGAAATGGTACAAACCAATTTTGGTACAAAGATACTACTACCAACATCAATGGGGGGTATTCTCAATTCAATACTAATACTGGTACAATTCACGTATGGGTTAGACCTACAACAACATTGGGTGTAGCATCACGACATATTTTTGATTACGCTGGATTTTATGGTTTAGCAATTGAATCATCTGATAGTTCTACTTTGAATAGAGTAAAATTCTATGGTAGTACATTAGGAAATAGTGCACAATTAACAACATCATTATCATCAAACGTATGGTATATGATTTCTGCAACATTCCAACCATCGGGAACGGTGACAGTTTATGTAGATAAAACTTCAGTAGGAACATTTACTGCATCAGCATTTACGGCACCATCATCTACTAACTTCTTAACAATTGGATGTAATAGTGGTAGAACAACATTCTGGAATGGACAAATCGGACCTGTATTATTCTACAACACATTGCAAAACGCAACATCGGTAGGACAAGTATATGATTATTTTTCTCCAACATACAAATAGTAATTTGTTGTTTTGAAAATAATTTTAATATTTATATTAAGATAATAAAAATTTTAAATTAGCATATAAAATGGCAGACAAAATAGTATCACCAGGTGTATTTACTAAAGAAAACGACCTTTCATTCTTACAACAAGGGGTAGCAGATATTGGTGCAGCATTTATTGGACCTTTTAAAGAAGGACCATTAGTACCTACAATCGTAAATTCACAAGCAGAATTTGAAAGACTATTTGGAGTAGCAGATGGTACATACCTCACTCCATTAGCAGTACAAAATTATTTAAGAGAAGCAGGAACTGCTACAATTTGTAGAGTTGGGGGTGTTGGTGGATATACCGAAACCGCTCCATTATTGTTAACCGCAACTTCAGGAGCAGTATCAGCATCATTAGGTATTCTATTCAATACATCAGGAAGTGCAAACGGAGGTTTTGCAGACGCACAATTAACTTCTTCTAATGCAGGAGCAGGTGATTTCGTATTAAGAGGTAGTGGATTAAACGTATCTGCTTCTTTGGATGTAACCGATACAAACGATATTGAGGCAGTATTTGGAACATCTGCATTTGGTTCTAAAGACCCTTATGTGTATGGATTTTTCAAAAACTCATCTATAACATTTAATTCCAGTGCATCTTCTTCAGTAACCGTATTGGGTGACCAACTCTTTACATTCGATGCACAAGAAGCATTAACACCAATGATTAACTCTCAATTAATCTCTGGTGATAGATATAACTTATTCCAATTCGAAACAATTGGTGCTGGAAACGCAGCAAATACTAAAGTTAAAATTGGTATCACTAATATTAAAGCAGCAGGTTCGGTAAGCGGTACTGATTATGGTACATTTACTGTAGTTGTGAGAGAGTTTGCTGATACAAATAAAAAGAAAGTAGTATTAGAAACTTATTCTAATGTAAATTTAGACCCAAATTCTCCTAACTATATCAGTAGAGTAATTGGTGATAGAAAATTATCAATTGATGAATTAGGTAAAATTACTGAAAGCGGTGATTGGGTAAATAACTCAAAATATGTTAGAGTTGCAAACTTAAACACATCCGCTCCTGTACAAGCAGTACCATTCGGACACGCAGCATATACTTTGCCAGTATCTGCATCAGCAGCAGTTGGAGCATTGATTCCATCTGTATCATTCCTAACTTCATCAGTAGCACAATATGGTGGTATAGATTTGGATAACAATACTGATAACGTAATTTACTTAAAGCCAATTCCGACAGGAGCAGGTGTAGGTTCTAACTCTGTATTTGGATTAGATGTGGCAAATGGTGGTACATTATCAGTAGGTTCTTCTTTAGCACAATTCGTTGTAGCATTCCAAGAAGGATTTGATGGTATGAACCCTGCAACTCCAATATTGACTGGAGCAGATATTTTGGCAGGTAATTCACAAGGATTTAATTTATCAACGGTAACTGCTAGTGGTTCTGTAGCATACGCTAAACATATCGCAGCATTATCAAATGTTGACGAGTTTGATATCAATATGGTAGTAACTCCTGGTGTTATTAGAAGATTACACCCATCAGTAGCAACTTCAGTATTGGATATGGTTGAACAACGAAATGATTGTTTCTACATTTTAGATACAACTGCGTATAATGATTCAATTTCATTAGCAACCGCTCAAGCTTCGGCAATTGATTCAAATATGGTAGCAACTTACTATCCTTGGGTTAAGACTATTGATGTTAATACAAACAAACTAATCACAATCCCACCATCAGTATTATTACCTGGCGTATTCGCAGCAAACGATAGAGTAGCAGCAGAATGGTTCGCACCAGCAGGTTTGAATAGAGGTGGTTTAGTAGGAGCAGTTAGTTTGTTGAACAGATTAACACAATCTGAAAAGGATGAACTATACGAAAACAAAGTAAACCCAATCGTTCAGTTCCCTGGACAAGGTATCGTAGTATTCGGACAAAAAACATTGCAAGATAGACCATCTGCATTGGATAGAATCAACGTAAGAAGATTGTTGTTGACTGTTAGAAAGTTTATTGCATCTTCATCTAGATATTTAGTGTTTGAACAAAATACTTCTGAAACTAGAAATCGATTCTTAAACATCGTTAATCCATATTTGGATAGTATCCAACAAAGACAAGGACTTTACGCATTCAGAGTTGTAATGGATGATACTAACAACACACCTGATGTGATTGATAGAAACATATTAGCAGGAGCTATCTTCTTACAACCAACTAAAACTGCTGAATTCATTCAAATTGATTTCAACATTTTACCAACTGGAGCAAGTTTTAGCGGATAATTTTAAAAAACAATATTTATAAGTAATAAACATTAAATATATACACAAATGCCAGAAATATTAGAGTTTGACAAGATGTTCTACAGAAATTTTGAACCCAAATTGGGGAATAGATTTATTATGGAAATCAATGGTATTGAATCATACATCATCAAAACTGCAAGTAGACCAACATTTACTTCGGAAATAGTTGAATTAGACCATATCAACGTAAAGCGTAAGATAAAGGGAAAATCAACTTGGGATGATATAACTATATCTCTTTATGACCCAATTGTTCCATCTGGAGCACAACAAGTTATGGAGTGGGTTAGAAGTTCACATGAATCATTGACAGGTAGAGATGGGTATGCAGCTTTTTATAAGAAAGATATCAATTTCTTCTTATTAGGTCCAGTTGGTGATAAAGTAGAACAATGGACTCTTAAAGGAGCATTCATTACTTCGGCAAACTTTGGTGAATTGGATTGGGCTTCAAACGACCCACTATCGATAGAATTAACTTTAACTTATGATTACGCAATTCTTGAATACTAATCTTTAATTGTAAACTTTAAAATAACTAAAATGGAGTGTAGAAATACATTCCATTTTTTTGTTTTATATATACTTATAATTAAACAAAATGTTATTATTTATGGAACAACAAAACGTAGAACAACAGGTTACTAGAGGATTAGGTGCAACGCCTTCTCATGAGCAAAAAAATTATCCATTCCCAACGGAGGTTATCAGTTTACCATCTAAAGGATTGTGTTATCCAGAATCATCCCCATTGGCTAAAGGAGAAATTACGATTAAATTAATGACGGCAAAGGAAGAGGATATCCTTACTTCTCCTAATTTAGTTAAAAAAGGAATACATTTAGATAAACTTTTAGAATCAGTAGTAGTTGAACCTGGAGTAAATGTACATGATTTATTAATAGGTGATAAAAATGCTATTTTGATATCATCCAGAGTGTTAGCGTTCGGACCTGAATATGAAGTTACAATTAATGACCCTAACGAAAATGAACCTGTAAAGGTAGTAGTAGATTTATTAAAAATTCAAATCAAAGAAATTGACGAAAGTTTACTATCAAGACATAATGAATATGATTATACGTTACCTATTTCTAAAACTCCTATAAAGTTTAGATTATTAACACATGGTGATGAACTTGCAATAAATAAAGATATAGAAGCTTTACAAAAAACTACAAAGGGAAGTAATGAAATCACATCCAGATACAGAAGAATTATTACAGAAGTAGATGGTAATAGGGATTTAGGATATATTAGTAACTTTGTTACAAATAGATTATTAGCAGGAGATTCCAAAACATTGAGAAAAGAGATTGGTAAAATTAGTCCAGATTTAGATTTAAAATTTGATTACGAATCACCTTTTACAGGAGAAAAGGAGGTTCTTCGTATCCCATTCGGGGTCGACTTTTTTTACCCTTCCGAGTAATTATTCCATAGTATTACATCAAAAACTATTTCAAATGGTTTATTATGCTAATGGTGGATTTAATTGGCATGATGTATATTTTATGCCCATTAAATTACGGGAGTTCTATTGGAGAGAATTATTGAAAGCAAAAGAAAGTGAAAGTGAAGCAATGAATAAAGCTACAAGTAAATCTCAATCAAATAATTCTTCTAAAATAAGAAGAAGATGATATTTATATAAGAATAAATAATAGAACTATCATGTCTAAAAAAATAAAAATAACAGAAGCCGGTTTAATGGGATTTTTCAAAAGTTTTTTTCGAGCTAAATCCGATGGAAAAGAAAGTGAGTGGTTATCATCATTAAGAGATAAAAGTCCAGAACTTGCGGATATTTGGAAAGATTATGATGATAAAATTTCTAAAAGTACTGATTGGAATAGGCACATGATGATGAAGTATGGAGGAGGAGATACTAAACATCTTGATGATTTTCAAAAAAAATACGGTATAAAGTAATTTATATATTAAATGTCAACACCCAATCAGGACCAACAGGATAGATTAGCGTTACTTCGAGAAATCGAACTCGTTAATGCTCGTATTCTCGAAATGAATAGAGCTGCCGCTACTGCGTCTGGAGAAGAAAGGACAAATTTAGAAAGTAGAATAGCGCAGCACGAATTAATTCTCCGAGCAAATCGTGAAGAGTTGGCTGTTTTAAATTCTCTCAAAAAACTAACAAAGGAGAATTTAACAAATTTTGATTCCATAGATGATACATTATCTAGTATCGGAAATACACTCCAAAACAATTCCGCTTTACAAAACACATTTAATACTAAATTAGATGCTGCAAAAAATACATTAAGAAGTGTAGCAGCTGCAGTTGAATCAGGTACGTTTGATGATAGACAACTAAAACATATCGATGCAGCGGGTAAAGCATACGCTGAAATGAATACTTCAATAGCAACTGCAGCTAGTAATTTACAAAATGGTAGAATATCACAACAAGAATATAATGAGATAGTAAAACAATCTGTAAAATCATTTGATGACCTATTATCTGCAATAGATACCAGTACTCAAGCGGGTAAAGATTTGGTAAAGACATTTATAGAGGGTAGGGCGGAAGTGGAATCCTTTGTAAACGCTGCAGAAAGAAGTACCGCAGCATTAGATACTATGAATGGAGCAATAGACCAATTAGGAAGTAGTGGTATTCCGTTGGCTAAAGAATTTAGTAATGCGTTAGGAGGGATTGTTAATGAGGGTAAATTGGGTAAAGCAGCATTGGCTGCATTAGGAGCAGCAGCTGGAAAATTGGCGTATGATTATTTTGGGGCTGGAACCAAAGCTAGTGTTAAATCAGCAAATGATGTAAAACAAGCTCAAATTGATGGTGCATTTGCTGTAGCTACAGCTCAAAATGAATTAGCATTTGCCGCAGAACAAGCCGCTTCGGATTTTGGCTTCCAATTACAAAGTATGGCTGCTCAATTTAACGCAGCATCAAAAACCGCACTTTTTGGTAAAGGATTGGGTAGTGTAGGATACGCTGCATCTCAATTACAATTAGCAGGAATATCAGCGGAAACAATTGCAACCGCTACCGCTGCAGCATCGAAATCTGGTAGTGGTTCTACAAAATTAGCAGCCGATATGGCTATATTTTCTGAAAGAAGTGGTATATCGGTTGATAATCTTGCAAACGTACAACAGGCATTTAAATTATTAGATGGAGTATCGGCTGGTACTGCATTAAATATGGCGGAAGGTACTAGAGCAATGGCAGACCAGGCTGGATTAAATGTTGGTGATATAATGAATGAAGTTGCATCTGCATCTGAAATGGCATTAAGTTATCAAATACAAAGTGGTAACGCATTAGCTAGACAAGTAGTTTATGCAAAATCATTAGGTGTTAGTTTCAATGAAGTAGCTAAAGCTGGGCAAGATATGGTGTTGAACTATAAAGATAGTATCAAAGCCGAAATGAGTTTATCAGCGATGTTGGGTAAGAATGTAGATTTATCTCAAGTTAGAGCTAAATTTGCAAGTGGTGATACCGAAGGTGCATTGGAATCATTACGGGCTCAAGGATTAGACCCTTCCCAAATGAATATGTTCCAACAACAACAATTGCAACAAGCAACTGGTGGAATGGATTTAAATACATTAAAAAAAATAGCAACTCCTGGATTCCAAGAAGGAGTTGGAACAGTGGGTACGTTGGAAGAAAAAAGTGCCAAAGCATCGAATGAGGCCTTTTTAGCATTAAAACAAAATTCAGCAGCTGCATTGGCAACTCAAGAAGCACTGATTTCTGGACAAAAAGCAGTTCAAGATGCTGCTTTATCTGCAATAAAAGATGTTACTCTTAAAAGTTCTGATGCATATAAGCAATATCTAACCGATTTGGCTCAATTGGATATAGAAAGAATGTTTAGCGAAAATTTAGGTGGAGCAATAGCTGCGGGTCTTGGAGGAATGCTTGGTAACTTTTTACCGGATATTTTTAAAAAGATGATGCCAGGTGGAGGTGGAACTGGCGGCGCCGGAGGTGGTGGAATTATGAAAAGTTTGACAGGTCCAATGTCAAAGGTGGCCAAAGTAGGTGGTAGCGCAGCAGGTGGATTACTTTCTGGTGGTATGGCTTTTATGGAGAAAAAAGAAGAAGGTGGTTCAACGGGTGAAGCAGCCGGTGCTGCTCTTTTACAAGGTGGATTAGCAGCAGGTGGAGCAGCATTGGGAGCTGCATTTGGTGGACCATTGGGTATGATGGTTGGTGGATTTTTGGGAGATACGTTGGGTGGATGGATAAATGATTACGCACCAGGTGTATCTGAAAACTTTGGCAAATTGTGGGATAGTGTTGGTGAGAAATTTTCTGCCATAGGTGATGCGTTCAGGCCTGTAATTGAGAATGTGGATAATTTTTTAAAATCAATTGGATTTGATGAAGGACTGGGGTCTATATTCTCAATGATGGCCGAATATGTTGGTACTACATTAATGCAACCTTTCACTGCTTTACTTTCTATATTTGGATTTTTATTTGATATAGTAGGTGCATTTGGTCAATTGTTAAGTGGAGATTTTCAAGGAGCGTGGGATACGTTGTCAAACGGATTTTTGGATATGCTATCTGGTATATTTTCTCCATTTAAAGATGCATTCACAATGCTTCATTTTGCATTTGCAACATTTTGGAATGGTATAGCTGATTCTTGGATAGGAGAGCAACTAGGGTTGGGTAAAATGGATTTACCGGATATAAGTGAGGCAGTTAAGGGTACACCATTAGAAAAAATGGCCGAGGAAAAAGGTCTTGTTCAAAAATCAGTAGCAGTTGAACAACAAAAAGCAGCAGCAGTAGAAGCTAATAAAGAAGTTGTAGTGGCTACCACTGCGAATACCAAAGTAGCAAAAGAATCCGCTGCACACCAAGCTGCAATGGAGAAAGAGATGACATATACTGGAAATGCACAAAGCAAAATGGTAGCGTTACTTGGAGCTAGTGCTGCATTATTAGAAGAAATAGCATGGGCAACCACTACTGCTGCGGGCAAAGAATTTTCATTGGATGGTAAAGTTTTGAGCAAAAAACTATTTGATATTAATAACAAGACTTACGGAGTAGCTAGAACTTAATAATTCCTATAAATTTACATTAGAGATATTTATAGTAAATACGGAACTATAGATGGCACAAATTAGAGACCTTTTCAAATCACAGAAAAAAGACCTTTATGGAAAATTAGGAGAAATCCGAATTGAAAGTAAAGGATTTATTGATGTAGCCCGTAGTGCCGCATTATTAACATCATCTCCTAGTAAGGTAGCAGATGCAATTGGAAATCAAGTTGGAGGTGCTTTAGGTGGGTTTGCAAATAGACCATCAGATACTATATTCAGAAGTGAAGCTCCTTTTGCGAAACCATTAACACTCATTGCATTAACTCAAGCTCAATTAAGAAACGCAGTAGATGCTGATAGAGCATATTATGTAAAAGATACACCTGCACCCAATTCAATTATTAAGAGATTATTGGATGGACAATCTCCTGCATCCGCTGCAGCTTTAGTGGTACAACAAGGATTAAACAAATTTGGTTCAGCAAAAGATTTAAAAAAATTAGCAACAAAATTAAAAGGAAATAATGGAAAACCTCAAGGATTTGCACCCCAATTTGGAAGAACTCAACTGGGAGGTAAAACTATGGGAGAAGATACAAAATTTTCAAAGTATAAACAAATTTACAACAACACTACAGTAGGAGATAAAACCATTACTGATTTATTTTCAATAGAAGTTAAAACCGAAGAGAGAAATCCAGTTGAAAAAGCTGGATGGGATGGTGCAAATAATTTTATCAACCAAACGGAAAAATATGATGATGAATCAAAATTAACTACTGATATACTGAATCATAGAGATGTAAATCAAATTTGGGTATTATTCAGAAAAGAAGGAAACAAATCAATAATTCCATTTGCAGGAGCTGTAACAGGATTATCTGAAAATATAAGTCCAGAATGGACAAATTTTAGATATTTAGGTTCACCATTTAAAGTGAATAGATATTTGGGAGTGGAACGCACTTTACAATTTACTTTAAAATTATATTACACAACCGTTAAAGAAAAAGGTGTAATGATAAAAAAGGTAAATTATCTTAAATCATTGGCATTTCCTTATGAAGAAATTTCAGAAATGAAATACGGAGGAGATACTCAAACATCACAATACGCATTTTCTCCAAATTTAATTTACTTAACAATTGGTGATATGTATAAAAATGTATATGGGTATATAGAAAGTTTATCATTTGAAATAGATGACAATACCGTATGGCCTAATAGTAACCCTAATGGTGGTACGTCTGGAAGTACTGCATTCAGCGGTCTTTTATCAAATCTTGCCAATACCTTATATCCATCTGTAATAGATGTACAAATTGGTATGAAAATTATTGAAAATCATAAAACCGAAACCACTGCAGGTGGTATTACTAAATACAAATATAATTTTGATGGAAGTCCCAATGCAAGCAAAATAAACGAAACAAAAGAATAATGGCAAGTAGATATTTGTATTCCAAAACCTTATCAACTAAAGATACTAAAAAACAGTATATAAGTAGTACTATATATCCGAAAATAAAACCGTCTGATAATGATTTTTATATTATTTCAGAAGCATCTGATAGATTGGATATACTCGCTTCTAAATATTTTGGAGATAAAGCATTGTGGTGGGTAATAGCAGTTGCAAACAATCTAAATGAAGCATCGTTTTTTATTAATCCAGGAACTCAATTAAGAATTCCAGGTAATATATCTACGGTATTAAGTGATTTAGAAAAAATAAATAAATAAAGTTATGGGATTTCCATTTTTAGCCCCTTTAAAACCGGGTATAGTAAAAAAATTAACAGAAAGAGAAAATGATATTAGTTATGTAAATTCTCTATCACCATTTATCATGTTGAGTTCTGCTACCGTAGTAACAAACAACGGAAAATCAGCCGAACAGATAATAAAACAGAAAGATTATATAAATGCTTTTTGTGGATGTGTGGTTGCAAATACTACTGATATAAAAAATCTATACCAAACTGGCAAAACAATTGTTGGTTATGACTTAAATGGAAAACCAATAGAAGTTGTAGATGAAACAAATAGAAGAATATCTACTCCAATTATAACATCAATGGAGTTGGATACTGATGGTAATAATAATACATTAAAGACTGCACAATTACAAATAAAAGTATTTAGTTTAAAGCAATTGGAAATGTTTGAATTGTTTTTTTTAAGACCTGCTACTAAAGTTGTAATAGAATGGGGATGGAACACTGATATTAAAAATAAAACTAATAAATACATAATAGGTTCTAAATTATTTGCAAAAAAGAATTTTAATGATTATGTAAATGCTTATCTAAATATATTTTCTCATAAAGAAAACGCATATATAAAAGCAAAACAAGCATATTTACAAACCATACAAGATACTAATTATGAGTATGATTATATGGCTGGAATGGTTACTAATTATACATTTAGTCCCACCGAAGATGGTACATACGATATAATGTTAGAAGTATCCGCAGGAAATGAATTGCAATTATGGATGCCTGTAAAACAGGCAAATTCAAGCACAAAAGCAGACAAGGGTTCTAACGATACCAAAGTAAAACCATTTCAATCTTGGGTAAATAAAGTAGCGGCGGATATGAATGTACCAGAACTTGCAAACATAATAAAAGAAGAAGATGATAAGAATGAATTTTTTAACTGGGGTGTTATAAACGAAAAGCAGGAAGATACTAAATTTAGTAAAGACCTATATGTTTCATTTAGACTGTTAATGAAAATATTAAATAATATAGTAGTATATAAACAATCTGAAAATAATTTACAGGCAGCTTACACATTAGATGGTAAGGATATTATACCAATAAGTTCATCACCACTTATTATATCAACCACACGTGATTTTATACTACCAGGACAATTACCATCTATAAAAGTAGTAACTGACACTAATAACAAAGAAAAAATAATAATTAAAGAAGATGAATCGGTAGATTCACCTATAAATGGATATAGTTTTAATATTTCAAATCAAAAAACAGCTACAAATACAACATTAACGAGTAAATTTGACCCATCTGAAACTGTTTCATTATCATCCAATAGTGGAAATTTATTAAATGTATTTTTTAAATGGGATACATTTGCACGAATTTATTCACAAGCATACGCACAAGCTGATATTGTAAATGGATTAATAGGTGTGATTAATGAATTTATGTTTGGTTTATGTAAATTAGAAATTGGCAAACCTGATGATTTTCCATCCGCTTCTTCAACTAATACTATAATTGATAGAAAATTAAAAACATCAGTATCAACATCTACATCAACATCTACATCAACATCATCCGATGAAAAATATAGATTTAAAATAGGTGCAAAGGGTTCTATCGTAAAAGAATTTCAGTTTGATATGGAATTGGATGCATTAGCGCAATCACAGGCATTATATTCAACACAACTTGCCATAGATAGTGCTAACAAAGATAAAACTGAAGAAAAAGAAACAAATACAACTAGAGCATATAAACAGGCTAATAATTACAGAACAAAAAATGCAGATGGGTATTATTCAATAAATGCTCTTGAAATTAAATTAGTTGAAGAAGCAGAAGAATGGAATAAAATTCTAAACCCTTCAGGAAGTGTAACAGAGCAAGATAAAGAAGGAGACGGTGAAAAGGAAAAAACAAATATGAATGAAGTTTTGACTCAAAATTTTGTCAAATTCAAATCAAATAAAGATAGTAAAACTTCTGGTAATAATTTAATTTACACTGATGCCAGTTTAATACAATCTACAATAGGAAAGCAACCAAAAGGAACTACTGCTCTAACATTTTTAGAAATAACTCTCGCAATCGATGGAATTGCTGGATTGAGTGCTGGAGAATATTTTCTCATTGATGGTGTTCCTGAAATATACAATAGAAATGGATATTTTCAAATTACAAATGTAAAACATGGATTAGATGAAAATGGTTGGAAAACTACAATTGTAGCTGGGTATAGAATTGAAGTTAAAGAAAACAATTAATATGTATAAAGATTTAATTAAAAATAAAACATTTTATTCACTATCGATTCCTAGTACGATTGTACCATCTCCAACTGAAGATGATTACGCTATTGGGAGTATAGATAGATACTTTGCTCAAAAAGCAAACGATGTAAACGGATTTGTTTATGAAATTTCGTTAAACACATTTCAAAAATTAAATGAAAATCCAAATTGGAATGTTGAAATAGTTAGATGGAGAATATCAGGACCATTGAATGCAGTTTATAATGAAAAAGGTGATATTACCGATAAGGGAATCATTGATTCAAATAAAGCATCTTTGTTTATTGCATCTACTACATTAAAAAATATAGGATTGTATTTACCAAATGTAACACAATTTTACAAATCATAAAATTATTTAAAAATTTGGAAATAAAAAATATTTATAGTATATTTACTTAAAGAACAAATTAATAGTTATGGCATTTAAACATCTTACACAAGAAGAAATTCAACAAATGACCTTCGATTGGAGATATCGAGGTTGGACCGTATTACAACTCCTTACAGAGGAAGAATGTGATGAAATTAATAATGAATTAGAAAAATTACGTCAAGAACGGTCATTGACTACTAAAGATAATGGTGAAGAATGGGGAGAATGGGACCCATTTGCATATCCACACAAATTATCATCAAAATTAGAAAAATTATTTGTCCATCCAAAGTTGATTGAAGCAATGGAGTTTTTGATGGAGGGAGAGTTGATAGGCTTACAAACTTGGGCATATTTCAAACCACCAGGACAATTGGGTAGAGACCAACATCAAAATGGATTCTATACAGGTTGCAAACATAACGAAATTATCAATACTGCTTTAGCGTTAGATAATCACGATCCAGAAAATGGTGCAGTATGGAATTATGAAGGTTCACATAGATTACCAGTCTTACCTATTGAAATTGATGAGGAAAGAGCAAAGAGTAATCCAAAGTTTTGGAGAAACGAAAGAGGTAAGCCGTGTGTTATGCCAGAAGGACATGATTTTAGAAAAGTAGAAGGATACCTTCGTAAAGGAGAAGTTGTTTTACTTCATTCACACACAATTCATGGTTCAGAACCAAATAAATCAAATAGATTTAGACGAAACTTTTTGGGTGGATATCTAAAAAAAGGAGCATACTTTAATCAAGGTAATCACATGAAACGTGAGCCAATCGATGTATATGAACTTCGTAAAAACCATTGGGGAGAATAACTTGGATTATTGAAATAAATTTTATATATTTGTAGGGTATGAACTTAATAGAAAATAGGGATACCCTACATTTTTTTGTCCAATCTAATCCAAACATTAGATTATTGATACCAGTGTGGGGTTCACCCAAAGCACACGAATTTGGTACACACCTATCATTTGTGTATTATCGAACTGAAACCGATGATGGTATAATAAATTTCAATCATGTTGATGCTTCAACCTTACCAATTTTTCCAATACATAAACTTTGTAACGAAAATACTCTTGTTTTAGGAAACCGATATATTCAATCAGACGGGTTGGATTATGAATGGGTTTACTTCGAAGAATATGGTAAACCATTTAATTTCTCTGAATGGGCAGAAACTCTTTTTAAGGGGTATAGGTCCGATTATAATGAGTTGAATGATTGTATCCCACTAATGAAGTGGTACGAACTCTTAAAATCAATCCCTGATATACAAAATCGACAGAGTTGGTATCGTATATATTCAGATTCTATAAAAGAGTTAGGGAGGATGGAGGGGGCTGGGGTGAAAGTCGAAGAGGAAAAATTTATTGATAGATTTAGCTTCTCTCCCAATCACATATATGAGGGTAAAGTGTATACCAAATACAATCCATACACAACTACGGGTAGACCATCCAATAGACACCTTAATGTAAATTACTCTGCTCTTAACAAATCCGATGGTAGTAGAGATTGTTTTGTTAGCCGTTTTGATGGGGGTACTCTCCTTCAATTTGATTATGAATCGTATCACATCCGTTTGATTGCGAAAATCGTAGGGTATGAATTTCCAAAAGGAGAAACTGCTCACCAACACCTTGCCAATCTTTATGGAACGGATTACGAAACGGCAAAGGCTCTAACCTTTAAGTATCTCTATGGGGGGTTGGATTCGTTCGCAAGGGAGATACCATTTTATCAAACCGTTGATAAATACATCAAAGAGGTTTACCAAAAGTTCGTAATCTCCGGAGTTCTGAAAACACCCCTATACGGAAGGGAAATTCATTTCACTAAAATAGAAGGAGGGACTGAACAAAAGGTATTTAATTATCTCCTACAAGCCCTCGAAACGGAAGTGAACTATAAAAAGATGAGTGATATCCTAAACCAAATGAGTGGGATGAAATCGAAATTGATTCTATACACTTATGATGCGTTTCTCATAGATACACATCCGATGGAGAGGGAAGGGATTTTAAAACTTTTACCGACCATTATGGAAAAGGGTGGGTTTCCCGTTCGAATTGATGAAGGAACCAGTTACAATAATTTGGTTCATTTAGGATAATTTATATATTTATAAGATATACAGAAACACAAATAAAATATGTATCCAGATTTTGAAGAAGCATTAGATGATTTATCAGTTAAGGTAGGAATTGTTGACTTAACAAAGGAATCTCATAAACAAATATTAGTAAAACTTTTAAGAGAAAGAAATATTGATTCTGCTCAACAACTCGTAGATAGAGCATCTGTTGTATTTAAGTATATAAAGGAATACACCTCAAAATCGAAACGAGTTATCAAAGAAGATGAAGTTGTAAAAGGTAAAGATTCCGGTAATGTTTACACCGTTAAAACATTTAATCCAGATAAACACGTTAAACCAACTCCTGCTGAAATAGAGAAAGCGAAAGCGAGTAATGGTGGTGAATTACCTACACAAGATACATCAACACCATCTCCAAAAGCAGATACACCACAAACTGCACCAAAAGCAGATATTGGTGTTAGTAGTGCTGAAAAGAACGCACAACAAAAATCAAAAAAACCAACTAAATCTTCGAAACCAAAATCTGAACCTGGAAAATTAACACCTCGTCAAGAAGAAATTACACAATCTTTAAACAAAGGAGATTTTTCAGAACTTGTTAAAGCATCAGATGAGGTAAATGCATTGAGAGATAAAGGTATTGCGGGAGCAGGTGGTTCGGTTGCATCATACGGTGAATCGGCATTGACACGTGCTGCAAATGATTTAAAAGGAGACGGGTATTCTAAATTTAAAGAAACTAATAAAGAAGCAATTGAAGTAGAAAAGAAAAATATTCTTGCAAACTCAAAAGCAAATGCTAGAAAAGTTAAAGCGATTTCAGAACAATTGGGAGTTTCAGCAGAAGAGGCAGTACAATATTTAGCAGAAAGAAAAGTATATGGTGATTTGGAGTTAGAAAGATTAAAAGCCAATCCTAACTCCCTTTGGTATAATAAAGGTACTAAAGGTTTTAATCAACCTGATGAAGCCAAAAAAGAAAAGGCGTTCAGAGACTGGGCCGATGCTGAATTTGATGGTGCACACGCTACTTTATACGAGATTGAAAATGGTAGTAATATTGATACATCACAACCGTATCATATAATTCAATCTAATCCAAAAGCTGGTGGAGCAGATGCATCAATTCGGACACACTTACAAGATAAATTGGAAGAAGCAAAAAAATCTGGAAATGCAGAAGATGTTGAACATTACGAAAGGGAAATCGTAGCATTTGATAAATTAGGATTCCATGATACTATGGCAATTGGTAAAGATAAAAATGGAAGAACTACTATCTTACACATTACAAATAAAAAACAAAATGATTTGAAAGATATGTGGGCAAATACAACTCCAGAATATATGTTAGCTAGTATCATAAAACAGTTTGGTCCAGAAGTATCCGAAGCAGTAGTAACTTTTGCAAAAGATGGCATTGATAAATGTGCAGATGGAAAACAGGCTACTAATAGAGCGTTTGCATCTATGAAAATTGATGAAAATTTTGTTAAAATTAGCGAAATCGAAGAAATGCAACCATATATGGATGCTTTAAAAGAACAACCAGAATTCAATAAATGGATGCAACAAAATAATGTAAAGCCTAAAAATAATATGGAATTATTACAAGCTGCTCAACAATATATGAAATCAGAGGAGGCAAGGGGTAAAAAAGTTTCTTATAAAAAATTTGGTAAAATTCTCACAAAAGTTGGTGAATTTGCACAAGAAACAAAAACGAAACAAAAATATCCTGATATAGATTTTAATTCAGAATCAATTGCGTTGGCAGTTAAAAATAAAAATGATGAAAAAGATTTAGTTGGAGCAGTGCATCGTGATATGGTAAATGAAATTTCTAAAGCTGATAGAGAAAAAGGATTTCCAGATAAGGATGGAAATAATGGTCCTCACACATCGGCATACATAGCAACTGCAATGCATTCAATGCACTTTGATTTAATGGTTGAAAACTTCGATAAAAATTTATCGGCAGTGACTGGTATCAGAGGAAGTAGACCTGAAGATTTTAGAGGATGTTTAGCGGAGTTAAGTGGATTTGAAGGAGATATTAACTCAAAAGAAGGAAGAGACCAATTGAATCAACATCTATTAAAGAAGTGTAAAATAAATGCAACTACTGGATATATTGAAATTACAAATCCAAATGGGAATGTTTCATTGGTAGAAGATAGCTGGAGAACTTCCGGTGAAAGTAAAAAAGTTGAGAAAAAATTAGGAGATGGATTGAGTCAATGTATTGCTTCTAAAGTGGATTCTAGGAAAAGTCGTAAATAAAATCACTTTTCGTTTGTAATTTTATATTTATCGGTAAAGTTAATAAAGCAAAGATAGATGAATACACAGTTATTATGTCTTTTTACCATAAAAGAAGAGTTAGATAAATCGTTAGAATTTGTTCTAAATCAGTATATACTTACAAACCCAAACGTATTTGTATTAGAAAATAAAATAAATGAGGGAGAACTATACATTACATTCAATGTTAAAAAAGGTTCTTCTGCAATACCATCCGATTGGAAAACAATTTTAGTTCATAGAAAAAAACAGTCAAATACAATATACACCATCAACGCACTCAATGAAGTAGTTAAATCAAAGACGGGTGGGATATTGGATAGTTCGTATATGATTGATTGGGATGAATTTAAAAATTGTATTATTACAACATCTTCAATTGGATATAAAAAAATTCCTACAAAAGTTTTTAAAAGTTTTAATACAGAGGAGTTGTAATTCTGATTTTTTTTTCATATATTAGTAGTATGAAAAGAAATAGATTCAAACCTATTCAAATTTACGTTCAAGACCCTGTAGATGTTTTCCAAACTTATAGAATGGAAATGTCTAAAGCAATTATTGATTCAATTTCATTTGGAATTCGAAACAATAAATCTCGCGTTGATTTTGCGCATGTAATAATCAAACATTCGATTGTTATTACACTTTCAATTGATAGTAAAGAATTCATAAATTTATTAGATGAAAACATCGAAACCCTCGTAGAATATGAGGAGTATGAAATGTGTGCTTTAGGAATCAAATTAAAAAATAAAATAAATAAAAAACTTTTAAAAAATAAGTTATGTTAGATACCAAAAAAGAACAATCCGCAGTCGAATATTGTGAAGAAACTTATCCAGAAATGACTTTTGAATTTAAAAATATTCTGGATGAAATGTATACTACTTTTTGTAAAAAACAAAGAAACTACGGACCGGGTAATATTTCAGTAGGTACATCACTTCAAACTAAAGAAGATGTTAAATTATCATTGAATGGCCTATGGTTCAGAAAGAACGATAAAATCAACAGATTAAAGCAATTGGTAGTATTAGGACATCCCGATGAAGTGTCTGAAACTATCGAAGATACCTATCAAGACCTAGCAGTTTACTCCGTAATTTCTCAATTAGTGAGTAGAGGGAAGTGGGCAAAATAAAACTTGGAAATGTAACAAATTTATTGTATATTTGTTACAAGAAAAGTAAAAAGGTTATATTTAGATATAAGGAAATCGCGATAAAACCTTCAAACTTAAAACAATTTATTAACACTTAAAACTTAAAAAGCAATGGACATTTCATTAGCACTCAAGAGATTTAGCTCTCTTCAAAACAACACAAAGAAGTCTGATTCCATTTGGAAGCCAGCAAACGGAAAATCTCAAATCCGTTTAGTACCTTACAAATTCAATAAGGATAATCCTTTCATTGAATTGTATTTTCACTACAATATTAACAACAAAACGTATCTATCTCCAATTTCATTTGGAAGACCTGACCCTATCGTAGAGTTTGCTGAAAAGCTAAAGCGTACAGGAGACACTGATGACTGGAAGGCCGGGAAAAAAATGGAACCAAAATTGAGAACATTCGCACCAGTTATCGTAAGAGGTAAAGAAAGTGAAGGAGTTAAATTTTGGGGATTTGGTAAAACAGTATATCAAGATATTTTAGGATATATTGCTGACCCTGATTATGGTGATATTACAGACCCACACACAGGACGTGATATTGTATTAGAAGTAGTATCAGCTGAAGAATCAAATGCAGCATACCCAACAACTACAATCAGAGTTAAACCTGCCGTATCTAAAATTTTGGATGACGCACAGGCAGTAACTGAATTATTGAACGCACAAAAAGAGATTACAGAACTATATTCTGAATTATCTTACGATGAATTGAAGGGTGTATTGGAAAATTGGTTAAACCCATCTGCTCCATCTAATGGTAGTGGAAACCCAATTAATGAGGAATTGGCATCGGCAAAAGTTCAACCTAAACAATCAACTGTATCTACTGATATGGGTGGTACTCAAGAAAGTGGTGGGTTACCTTGGGATGATGAAGAACCAAAGGCATCTACACAAAAAGCATCTCCTCTTAAAGAAGATGTAGCATCGGCATTCGATGATTTATTTAACAACTAAAATTAGTTATAAATGGCAAAAAGAGAAGAAGATTTAGCAAGTTTACTTGCCGATTCTCTAAACAAACAAAATAAGGATGGTAAGATTGCTTACTTTCTAACAGATGAGGGTGGTGATGCTCCTACCAATGTAAAGGATTGGGTATCTACCGGAAACGCTATGTTGGATGTTGCAATCTCAAACAGACCTTATGGTGGATTGCCAGTTGGTAGAATAACAGAAATAACGGGTTTAGAGCAGAGTGGAAAATCTCTGCTCTCTGCCCATTTATTAGCTGAAACACAACGTAAAGGTGGTGTTGCAGTTCTGATTGATACCGAAACCGCAGTTAGTAGAGAATTTTTAGAAGCAATTGGAGTAGATATCTCAAAACTCCTATATGTTTCAGTTGATACTGTTGAAGGTATTTTTGAAGCATGTGAAACAATTATTGAGCAAGTTCGTAAAGGTGATAAGGATAGATTGGTAACAATCGTTGTGGATTCAGTAGCAGCAGCATCAACACATAAGGAGTTAGAAGCCGATTATGGTAAAGATGGTTACGCAACCGATAAGGCAATTATTATCTCCAAAGCAATGAGAAAGATTACCAATATGATTGGTAGACAATCTATTGCATTAGTATTCACAAATCAATTAAGACAGAAGATGAACGCAATGTTCGGAGACCCGTGGACAACATCGGGTGGTAAAGCACTTGCATTCCACGCATCTGTTAGATTGAGATTGAAGAATATGGGGCAATTGAAACAAGGTGATAGAATCGTAGGTATCAAAGTTAGAACACAGGTTATTAAAAACCGAATGGGTCCTCCTTTGAGACACGCGGATTTCGATATCTTCTTTGATAGAGGTATTGATAATTTCGGAGGTTGGTTAGCAGTTATGAAAGATGCTAAACTTCTAAAGCAAGGTGGAGCATGGTATGAATACACTGATATTGATACAGGTGAAATTATGAAATTTCAATCAAAGGACTTCGCTAAATTATTAGAAAACGAAGAACTTAAAGACCAAATCTATCGTAGGATTTGTGAAGCAACAATTTTATTATACAAAGCAGCATCATCGGATGAAGTTGAAATAACAACGGACGAAGGAAATGAGTCAGATTAACAAAAAGTATTTAGATATACTAAAACAAATAGATAGGGAACATAATGATTTTGGAGATTTACATCGTAACTCTAAAACATTAGTTATTGATGGTCTTAATACCTTCATTCGTTCCTGGTCAACTGCACCTAATCTTAATGAGAATGGTGACCATATTGGAGGAATAGTCGGTACTTTAAAAAGTATCGGCTATGCCATCCGAACAATCAATCCTACCAGAGTTGTAATCGTATTTGATGGTAAAGGTGGTTCGAATAGTAGGAAAGAAATATATTCCGGATACAAATCGGAAAGAGGCAAGAATAAAATCAAAATGAGATTGAATCGTGCCGCATCTATTCAAATGACACCTGAAGAAGAAAGTGCATCAATGAAACGTCAAATGACGGCATTAGGTGAACTACTTTCAGTTCTACCTGTCACTATTATGATATATGATGGAATTGAAGCGGATGATGTAATGGCGTACATTGCTACTCAATTAAAAAAAGAAAACGAAAAAGTTGTGATAATGAGTTCCGATAAGGACTTCATTCAATTGGTAAATAAAGATGTGAGTGTGTATTCACCATCTAAAAAGAAAATATACAATATTCCAGAAGTTATTGAGGAGTTTGGTATTCACCCACACAATTTTATTAATTTTAGAATAATTGATGGTGATAAATCTGATAATGTAGAGGGTATTACAGGATTAGGATTAAAAACAATTCTTAAAGCATTTCCAATATTAGCAGATGAGGAAGTTCATACTACCGATTCTATGTTAGAGTATATTAAAACTCAACCAAAAAAAGTAAAGGGGCATGAATTGTTTGAAAATAATTTGGAAATCTTAAAAAGAAATCGTAAATTGTTTCAACTTTCTGAACCAACATTTAGTGGTAATCTTCGAATGAAAATTATAGATAGATTTGAAGAATCAGTACCAAAGTTTAGTAAGCAAGAATTTTTAAAAGTAGGATTGAAAGCTCGTATATTGGATTCGTTTCCAAATGTTACGGACTGGTTACAATCCACATTTTCTCACATAGCAAAATTTTAAAAAAATGTCAAACAAATTAGTAAAACCGTTAGGAGATAGAGTTCTTCTAACAGAATTAGAACCAGAAGTTTCACAAACTGCAGGTGGTATTATTATACCTGATTCAGTACGAAGTGAAGATGTAAAAAGAGCAAAAGTAGAATCGGTAGGACCTGGTATTTACACACAGAGTGGAACATTAATTCCAATGAGTGTTGAAGTAGGTGATGAAGTAATCCTCCCTCCGTACCATCAAGGACAAGAAATCAAAGTAGGTGGTAACAAATATATTCTATTAAGAGAATCAGAAATTTTAATGGTAGTTAAATAATTTTAAATTTAAACACGGAACAGATGAAGTGTATCAAAAGTAAAGATGGAGAAATCCGCAGAGTAAAAGAAGAAGAAGCAGATTTAAAAGTATTTCAATATGGTTGGGTTTTCGTACCCAAATCGGAGTGGAAAGCACTTCGTAAACCAGTACAAAAAGTAGTTGAAGTATCGGAAACGGTGTTGGAATTATCGATTGAAGAAAAAAAATTAGCAAGAAAGAAACGTAAAAAATAATGGAAGCAGTAGATACATTGGTAAAATATGGACAATCGTATCAATCTAAAGTTGTTGCTTCTCTTATAACAGATGTTAAGTTTCTTGAACAGGTAAACGAAATCACTAAACCTACATTCTTTGAATCACAGGCAAATCAATGGATTATAAATTCTCTATTAGATTACTTTAATGAATTTAGAGCAACTCCTACAATGGAGGTGTTCAAAATCAAAGTAAGTTCTATAGATGATAAAGGTTTAAAACAAACCGTAGTTGACCAACTTAAAAATGTTTATTTACAAGTTGGTTCCGAAGATTTACCTTATGTTAAAAAAGAATATTTAACTTTTTGTAAAAACCAAAAAGTAAAAGATGCCCTTCTAAAATCGGTAGATTTACTCAAAGCAGGAAACTACGATAAGATTATAGATACGATGATGGCAGCATCAAAGGTGGGTGTAGAATCTGATTTAGGATTAGATTACATTGAAAACTTTGAATCCATTATGGAAGATGTTAAACGAGATTCGTGTCCAACTGGATGGGATGTTGTTGATGAACTAATGGATGGTGGTTTGGGGCCTGGTGAATTGGGTGTTGTAATGGCTCCCTCCGGTATTGGTAAAAGTTGGTTCTTATCTAAAATAGCGTGTTCTGCATTAGAAAAGGGTATTGATGTATTACATTATACTTTGGAGTTATCAGAAAGTTATGTAGGACAGAGATATACTACAATTCTTACTGGTATCCAAACATCCGAACATAAGGATAGGAAAGATGAAATTATCCGCAAAATTAAAAAGATTCCAGGTAGAGTTCGTATTAAATATTATCCACCACAATTCGCATCTGCAAAAACAATTGCAGCTCATATTGAAAAAGTAAGACAAGTTGGGTTCAATCCTAAATTAATTATTATTGATTATGCGGATTTATTAAAATCTGGCAATAGTAATAGAGATGGATTGTATGCGGAGTTGGGTGGAATCTATGAGGAGTTGCGAGGATTGAGTGGTGAAGCACAGATACCAGTATGGACTGCAACACAGACTAATAGAGCAGCAATTGACCACGAAGTTATTCAAGCCGATTCGGTTGGAGATTCGTACAAGAAAGTTCAAACTGCTGATTTCATTATGAGTGTTAGTAGAAAAACAAAGGATAAGTTATCAAACACAGGTCGTATTCATATCGTTAAAAATCGATTTGGACCTGATGGAATGACCTTTCCAGCAAAGATTGATACGTTTCATGGTATTATGGATGTGTTCGCAGCAACATCTATTGATGGTATGGCTTCTACAAAAGATAGCAAAAATGGTGAAGGTTTGGAGAAAAAATTATTACACAAAAAGTATGTGGAAAATATGGGATAATTGTATAAAGTTTTCTAAAGAAAAATCGGAATTTCCGACTTTACTTCATAGTTATACCTACAATTAAAAACATAAATAAATTAAAAATATGAGCAAATTATTTACAGAAAGAATTCCATATAAACCATTTGAATATCCTGATTATTACAATGAAGGCTGGTTAAAGCAGATGCAAGCATTTTGGTTGCATACTGAAATTCCTATGCAGATGGACGTAAAAGATTGGAATGAAAATTTAACACCTGAAGAAAAGCATTTAGTAGGAAACATACTTTTAGGATTTGCTCAAACCGAATGTGCGGTATCCGATTATTGGACAGGTATGGTTACCAAATGGTTTCCAAAGCATGAGATTAGACAAATGGCAATGGCATTTGGTTCACAAGAAACAATACATTCAGTTGCGTATTCTTACCTAAATGAAACATTAGGATTAGATGATTTCGCAGGTTTCTTACATGATGAAACAATGAAGGAGAGATTTGAATTACTAACCAACACTACTGCAGATTGGACTCCAAAAGATTTGGATACTAATCATAAAGCAAGAGTTGAGGTAGCACGTTCATTGGCAATATTTTCTGCATTTGCAGAGGGTGTAGCTCTATACTCCTCATTTGCTGTCCTATATTCTTTCCAAATGAGAAATCTATTGAAAGGAATTGGCCAGCAAATGAAGTGGAGTGTAAGAGATGAATCACTTCACTCAAAGATGGGTTGCCAATTATTTAGGCACATGTGTGATGAGTTTCCTGAATTGTTAGAAGAAGCAAAACCTGCAATTTATGAAGCAGCTGAAATCATTAGAGATTTAGAACACAAATTTATTGATAAGATTTTTGAAATGGGTGATTTGGAGAATCTTAAAAAAGATGACCTGAAGGAATTTATTACAAAAAGAGTTAATGAAAAGTTAGTAGAATTAGGATATAACCCAATTAAAGGTGGAGATGACTATTTTGAGTTTAACGAAAAGAAAGCATCTGAATTAGATTGGTTTTACCATCTTACAGGTGGTGTAACTCATACGGATTTCTTCGCTATGAGACCTACCGATTATAGTAAAGCTGGTGAAGGTGAAAATTGGGATAATATATTTTAAAAAAGATTATGAAAAATTTTGGAGAAGAATACGGATGGGAAGTTGATGTTGACTTTCCTTCGTGGGGAAATAATGAGATATATGTAAAAACTATATCCAAAACATATTTACAATCAGGAGAAAAACCAAAAGATGCATATTGGAGAGTTGCTACGGCAGTTGCTAAACGATTGGATAAACCACAATTGGCAACAAAGTTCTTTGATTACATTTGGAAAGGTTGGTTGTGTTTAGCAACACCAGTATTATCAAACACAGGTACAGATAGGGGATTACCAATCTCTTGTTTTGGTATTGATGTGGGTGATAGTATTTTTGAAATCGGTTCAAAGAATTTAGAATTGATGTTGTTGGCAAAGCATGGTGGTGGTGTTGGTATTGGTATCAATATGATTAGACCTGCTGGTAGTAAAATTACTGGTAATGGAACATCGGATGGTATTGTTCCATTTGCCAAAATCTATGATTCAACTATCCTTGCAACAAATCAAGGTTCAGTACGAAGAGGAGCAGCATCGGTGAACATTAAAATTGAACACAAAGACTTTGAAGATTTTTTAGAGATTAGAGAACCTAAAGGTGATGTTAATCGTCAATCACTTAACTTACATCAATGTGTTGTAGTTAGTGATAGATTTATGAAGAAGTTGGAAGAAGGAGATTCGGATGCTCGTAGAAAATGGGGTAAATTACTTCAGAAACGAAAAGCAACTGGTGAACCTTACATTATGTATAAAGGAAATGTAAACAAAGCAAATCCTGAAATGTATAAGAAGAACGGATTGAAGGTCCACATGACTAACATTTGTTCTGAAATCGTTTTACATACCGATGAGCAACACTCATTTGTTTGTTGTTTATCATCATTGAATTTAGCTAAATACGATGAATGGAAAGATACCGACTTGATATATACTGCTACTATCTTTTTGGATGGTGTATTAGAAGAGTTCATTCAGAGAGCAAAGAATATGAAAGGATTTGAGAATTCAGTTCGTTCGGCAGAAAGAGGTAGAGCATTGGGATTGGGTGTATTAGGATGGCACACTTACTTACAACAAAAAGGATTGCCATTTGAAGGATTACAGGCTCAATTTGAAACTCGTAAGATTTTCTCTCAAATGAAGATTGAATCTGAAAGAGCAAGTAGAGATTTGGCATCTGAATATGGTGAACCTCTATGGTGTAAAGAGAGTGGATTCAGAAATACTCACTTGAGAGCAGTAGCACCTACGGTATCAAACTCTAAATTGAGTGGTAATGTAAGTAGTGGTATTGAACCTTGGGCAGCTAACGTATTTACCGAACAAACTGCAAAAGGAACATTCATTCGTAAGAACCCAGAGTTAGAAAAAGTTTTAAAGAAAATCGGTAAAAACACCAAAGAAGTATGGGATAAGATTTTAGCAGATGGTGGTTCAGTACAAGATTTGGACTTTTTGGATGAATATTGTTTTTCAGATGGTAAGTTAGTTGAATGTAAAGAAGTATCGATTGATGAAAGAGCACATAGATGTAGTTCAGTTAAAGATGTGTTCAAAACATTCAAAGAAATTAATCAGTTAGATTTAGTAAGACAAGCTGGTGTAAGACAACAATACATTGACCAAGCAGTTTCATTAAATTTAGCATTCCCTGCAACCGCAGAACCAAAGTGGATTAATCAAATCCACATGGAAGCTTGGAAACAAGGAGTAAAAACATTATATTACATGAGAACAGAATCAGTTTTAAGAGGTGATATTGCAGCAAGAGCAATGGATGCCGAATGTGTAAGTTGTGAAGGATAAAAATTAAAAAACAAGATTATGAGTGAAAACAAGATTGACAAAGCAAAGGTAGCTAAAAAACTACTTCAATTAGAAAAAAAGTTAAATAGAGTTGAAGAAAATGAGAATCCATTAGACAGAAAATTGAAGCAAGTTAGAAAATTTAAATTAATTGAAAAATTAAAGGGAAACTCAAAAAATAAAAAATATGTTAACAGTAAAGAAATTTAGTGCATCTTGGTGTGGACCATGCAAAGTATTAGCACCAATAATTAACGAAGTTAAAACTCAATTTTCAAATGTAAAATTTGAAGATTATGATGTAGATGAAGCATATACTGAAGCTACTAAATACTCAATTCGTTCAGTACCAACTGTTATCATAGAAAAAAATGGTAAAGAAGTAGGTAGATTTGTAGGCGTTCAATCCAAACTTGCTTATGTTAATTTAATAAACGAACAAATATCGCAATAGACTTGTTTTATTGGATTTTTTTTCGTAAATTTGGTTATGTATAAACATTTAGATTTTCATTTAGAAAGATATAACTATGAGGTGAATTTACCACCTATCGTAGTTCAAACTATCGCAGGTATAAAGGTTGTAAGAGATGACCTTTTACCTGGCGGTAGTAAACGCAGATTCGCATATTCATATATGTTGGCGTATCCACAGGTAGAACAATGGATTTACGCATCCCCCAGACAAGGATACGGACAAGTTGCATTAGCATACGCTTGCAGAGATTTAGGAAAGAAAGCAATTGTGTATGTTCCACAAGGTAAAAGAACCGAACTTACATTAGAAGCAGAAATGGTGGGTGCAGAAATCAACGAAGTTCCTATGGGATACCTAACTAACTTAAATCGAAAGGCAAAAGATAGACAAGGACATGGATGGGATAAGATTAAATTAGTTCCATTCGGATTTGATGACCCAATCATTCTAAACACAATCGTAGAAACGGCAAGAAAGCTACCATTTACACCAAAAGAAGTTTGGAGTGTAATGAGTTCTGGTACATTAAGTAGAGGTTTACAATTAGCTTGGCCTGATGCAAAAGTATATGGAGTTCAAATTGGACACAACAC